GTTCGATCATGTCGTTTGAAGGAGCCGATAAGTACCGCGTCGAAGAAGAAATTTTCTATAAAGCCCGTTTGAGGCAGTTGCGTTTTAACGGAGGTGGAATTGATGTGTGCGTGTATCGTTGTTCCGGAAGATTGCGTTCTTTCGGGAAAGCATTGCATTTGTTTATTGTGGATGATGATTTGAAACATATATCTGCCACAACAGCTTCCTTGGTGGCATGCAGGAATAATTTGCCTACTGTGCAATTGCTTAATATGATGATTTCGAATGATGCCGTGATGACGGAAGGAGCTGCCTCTTTTTTGACGCCTAAGAGTTGGAGATACAGTGCTCCGACTGGCGCTGGCATGTGTGGGGGATTGCTTATCGCCCACAAAAATACACTTCAACGGAAGTTTTGCGGAATGCATTTTGCAGCATCGCGAACGGATCCATTGTCTTATGGACAAATTTTGACACAAGAGCTGTTGAGTGCAGCTGTGGATTCCTTGAATGCGGATTTCGGTGAACCCGTGCATGGAGATATGGTCTTTCGTGATCTTGAACCATTATCAGAATCTCGTCTCGTTCTTGAAGGAGATTTTTCGTTATATGGAACTGTCGAGAAAGGTGAAGAGGTGAGATGTCCCATTAAAACACGTTTGGAGAAATCTATTCTGTTTGAAAGTGTTTTCCCAACTATGAGAGGACCTGCACCTTTGATACCGAGTGATCCACGTATCAAAGGCGAATTTCGGGGCAAGTCTATGCTAGCCTCTGCTATATCCAAATATGGTAAAATGTCGCGTCCGTTTGATGAAATTCTAGTTGACGAATGTGTTGATGATGTTTTTGATGAGATCAATGCGGTTCACACTAATGTGCCTCGAAGAGAAGCCACGATGGACGAAGCTATTAATGGAAATATTTATATTGAATGTGCTGAAAGATTGAATTTGAAAACTTCCGCTGGTTATCCATGGACGTTGAAGAAAGAACATGGCTCAAAAGGAAAGGCATGTTGGTTTGAAGGAGATGATTTGGTGCGAACTATGAAACCCGACTTGGCTATGGCCGTTGAAGAGAGGATCGAATTGGCACGACGAGGTGAACGATCACCTTCAATCTGGACAGATAATTTGAAAGATGAGCTCATTAATATCGAGAAAATTGAAAACGGGAAAACCCGAACATTTAGTATCGCACCAATGGATTATACTATTGT